TGACTAGATATATAGATGATAAAATAGATTTTGAAACGTATAAAAAAGCAAAAGATGAAAGACGAACTAGCGGAGATGCCGAACATAGGTACATTGCGGCTGTTATAGGGCAAGCTTATCTACGAAGAAATATGGAAAGTGTAGCGGGAGCTTTTGAAAAGTCACAAAGACCCCCTAAAGGTTTTGAAGATTCATTTGGAAAAGTAACAGGCTCTGACCTTGTAAACGAAGCAAAACAGAATATTCTGTATGAAACACGAAGAGTATTTGAAAGCTATTTAACTCCTGCAAACAGGAAACAGTTTTTTGAAGAAAACGGCCTGTTTAAATTAGATTCTGAATATGACACTTTAGATTTAAAAATAGGAAAGATTTGGAACAGAGAAGATGTAAATGAAATTCCGTTTGAAGAATTAGCTGCAGCCTATGATTCTATAAACAGAATTATGGCAGAAGATTACGCAACAGTATTGTTTAAGAACGCGGTAGTAAATAAGCCCGTTAACATCCCCCGTAGGAAGACCTCTCCAAAACCAACCTCTGCAAAAGCACCCTTACAGGATGAAACAGGTGCTGCAGTAGGAAGTCAACCTGCACCCGAACAAAAATATGAACGCGGCTTCCTAGACAAGATGCTAGGTGTAACACCTGCGTACTAATCCGCTGGCTACCCACGAGTTCGTGGCCCCAGCACAACCGACGCGGCTACCCACAGCCATGTGGCCCCGCAAGTGAGGTAAATACAATGGCAAAAGCAAGAGGCCACCGTGCCAACAAAGTAAACGACTCCTTCGGAACAATCAATAACGACTCCCTGTACAAAGGAAAATACCGGGACGAAGTTTACAAAGAAGAAGACGAAGAGTCAAATGTGGAAGCTCAAGACGCTGACCCCGTAGAAGAAGCGGCTACTCAGCAGGAACAGAGCGAAAGCTTCGTAGAAGCCAAGAAGGAATCTAACGAAGACCACGACTACAAGAAACGGTATGACGACTTGAAGCGTCATTATGATTCCAAGGTAGACGAGTTCAAAGGAGAAATCGAAACCCTTAGAAAAACAATGACAGACCGTGCGGCAGAGATGCCACGAGGCGTAACGCCCCCACGAACACAAGAAGAGCTAGATGAGTTCAAGGAACGATATCCAGATGTCTTCGAAGTTGTTCAGACGGTTTCGAGTATGCAGACCGAATCACAGGTTGCAAAACTACGACAAGAACTAGGCACTATTCAGGAACGGGAAAAGGAACTAGAAAAGCAGAAAGCCTACGAGCAACTGCTTCGCGCCCATCCCGACTTCGCAGAATTAAAGGCCGACGAAAAGTTCTTGACATGGTTAGAAGAGCAGCCAAGCTCAATTGCAGATGGTATCTATAAGAATAGTACCGACTCCAAGTGGGCGGCACGGGTCATAGACCTCTACAAAGCCGACACAGGCTTAACCAAAAAGAAGAAGACCAAAGATGCTTCGGCAGCAGACGCAGTTACCAAAACCCCTACTAGGGATGTAAATACGGATGCTATTGGAGATAAGAAAATTTGGAAAGCTTCGCAAATCGCCAAGATGAAACCGTGGGAGTTCGAGAAGATGGAAGCTGAACTCGACCAAGCACGGAATGAAGGGCGAATCGACTTAAACTCCTAAAACCTCAAAAATAGAGAAGGAATGAACCAATGGCGTTCAATAGTGCTTCAGGTTATAATAACCTGCCTTCCGGTAATTTTGCACCGGAAATTTTTAGCCAAAAAGTTCTCAAATTCTTTCGTCGCGCTTCGGTTGTTGAAGACATCACGAACACTGACTACGCTGGCGAAATTGAAAACTTTGGCGATACAGTTCGCATCATAAAAGAGCCGACTGTAACAGTATCCACCTACAGTCGCGGTTCTGTGGTAAACCCACAAGACTTGGCTGATGACCAGATTACTATGGTTGTTGACCAAGCCAATGCGTTTGCTTTCAAAATCGACGACATTGAAGAGCGTCACTCGCACGTAAACTTCGAGGCACTTGCCACCTCTTCTGGTGCATTTGCTCTGAAGCGTAAGTACGACAAGACTGTTCTTCAAGCTATGGCTAACGGTGCAGGTATTGCAGCTTCTGCTGTATCCGGCACAACTCTGACTACTACTGCTGCTGCAGGTACTCTTGGTACTGCTGCTGCACCAATCAACATTGAGACAGACGACGCTGGCATCAACATGATGCTTGCAATGGCCCGTCTCCTTGACGATGAGTCAGTGCCAGAAGAAAATCGCTGGTTTGTTGCACCACCAATCTTCTACGAGAAGGTGTTCCAAGCTGGAAATAAAATTGCTGAAGTACAGGTTACTGGCGACGGTACCTCACCACTTCGCAACGGTCTTGCAACTGTTGGCACACTCGCTGGCTTCCGTTGCTACAAGTCAACTGCGCTTAACAGCACAGGCGGCACAGACCAAGTTACTTTGACAGACGCATCTGCAACCCTCGCAACTGATGGTACAGAGAACCTTGTTCTTGCAGGTCACATGTCATCCACTTCTACTGCTTCGCACATTGCGAAAACAGAAGTGGTTCGTTCAACTGAATCGTTCTCCGACGTTATTCGTGGACTGCATGTTTTTGGGCAAAAAGTACTTCGCCAAGAAGCAATCGTTCGCGGCGTTGTAGACTTCGCATAAGGGGGGCTAGATAAATGGCTACTTACAACGTAACTGGTGCCGTAGCTGGCATCCCTCTTGGTAAGAAAATGCAGACTGTTGAAGTTGTTCTCGACTTCACATCTACTAATCTTGCTGCTGGTGACATCGTTAACGTCTTTGAGATTCCAGACAACACTCTGGTCTTGATGGCAGGTATCGAAGTGTATCAGGCCGCATCTACAGGCTCACCTACAATTGACATGGGTGATGCTGCTGCTGCTGACACTTGGGTAACTGATGTTAGCGGTTCTGCCGTTGCACAGGAGTTCGGTCAAACTGCAAAGCTCTACACTGCAGCAGACAACATCGACATTCTAGGTGTTGCTGCTACATTCGATGGAAAAATCCGTTGTATCGCAGTGATGTGTGATTTGGGTGACCCCGGAACAGGCGCACCGTTTGCCTAAGTAATATTGGGGGGGCAGGGTAACTTGCCCCCTTGACTCTTTATTTATTTTGTGATAAAAGCAGATAACCTTGCCGGGGGTAAATACACATGGCAGCTAAGAAATCAAAAAGCCCAAAGCCCAAGAACGCAGCATTGTACTCACGGGTTAAGGCAGAAGCTAAACGTAAATTTAAAGTATACCCAAGCGCATATGCAAATGCTTGGCTGGTTAGAACCTATAAAAAGCGTGGTGGTACCTACGCATAAATTGGAGAAGAATAATGGCAACACTTATGGAAAGGCTTAATAAAGCTTTAGAAATTAAAGCACCCCTTACCCCGTCTTTAATAAAAGAATACAATGAAATACGGAGTATGTTTTCTCCAGCCAAGAGAAAAAAATTGGATGCTTTAATGAACAAAATGCCCGGAGCTTTTGGTAGGGGAAATCTTGCTAAAAAGCTTGTTAAAGGAACTGGCGGCGCAGAAGCACAAAGAAAAGCTAGGCAGGGAGGTAATCCAGACATACAGAAAAAACAGGGATTTGTTGGTGCTAAAGCTCACGGCGGTAAGGTCATGCCCAAGAAAAAAATGATGCACGGCGGTAAGGTCAAGAAGAAATAAGCATGGCTAAACCAAAGGGCGGCTTAACTAAATGGTTCAAGGAAGACTGGCGGGATGTAAAGACCGGCAAGAAATGCGGTCGTTCTGGTAAGGATAAAAAGAAACGTCCCTACCCAGCCTGTAGACCTGCCAAAGTCGCCAAGCGTATAACTAAAAAAGAAGCAGCTAAGAAGACAGGGCCACGAGCAGTGAAGTGGTCTGTCACAGCTTCCGGTAAGAAAAGGACGAAACGTGCCACCAAGAAAGCCTGACAAAATGCCAGCCCGTAACAAGAAGAACTATCGTTCTACTAAGTCGGGTGCGGGAATGACTAAAGCTGGCGTTGCTGCTTACCGTCGCAAGAATCCCGGCAGCAAGCTAAAGACTGCTGTTACTGGAAAGGTAAAGCCGGGAAGCACGGCAGCTAAACGCCGCAAGTCGTACTGTGCAAGGTCAGCCGGACAGATGAAGAAGTTTCCTAAAGCAGCCAAAGACCCTAACAGTCGCTTACGTCAAGCGCGGAAGAGGTGGAAGTGTTAAACTTACTAATCGGACCAATTGCAGAAATTGCTGGCACATGGATGTCAGGCAAAGTAGAACAGACAAAAGCTAATGCACAAACCAAAGTAGCTAAAGCACAAGCTGAAGCTGTCGTCATGCAAAAGAAAGCCACTGGTGAGATTGACTGGGACTTAGAAATGGCTAAAGGGTCATCTAACTCTTGGAAAGACGAATGGCTTACAGTTTTATTTAGTATACCCCTAGTTATGGCCTTTGTGCCGGGAATGGAAGAAATAGTTGCAAACGGATTTCAACAATTGGAGCAAATGCCTGAATGGTACCAGTACAGCTTGGGCGTTATTGTTGCTGCAAGCTTTGGAGTCAGGTCGGCGACAAAGTTCTTTGGTAAGAAGTGATGACTGTAGAAGCTTTTCTAAAATGGAAGATACTTCCTAGATTTATGATGTTAGCCAGCACAGTAATGTCTTGGCGGTGTGCAGAATGGTTTATGGATTTATCTGACCCTACTGCCTCACAGTCAGCCTTCGTCAGTGTTGTAATGGGCGTGATGACAGGTGTCTTTGGAATTTGGATGGGTCACGAACACAAGGGGGATACCATAGTTGAAAAGCGTTCCCCTAGAAAAAATTAAAAGTCCCTGCAAGGGAATTTGTGTACTGGACAAGGAACGAGTTAAGTGTATCGGGTGTGGACGAACCATCGAAGAAATAACTAACTGGGGTAAAGCCAAATGAAATACAGAACAGAACATTTCCTAGATAAGTTAATTCACCATGAGGGTATGGTGCTTACTGTGTATGAAGACAGTCTGGGCATCGAAACTATCGGCATTGGTCGCAACCTTAAAGACAGAGGCATTACCAAAGAAGAACTAGACTACATGGACATCCCTAGCATGGATGTGGTCTACGAACACGGTATTACCGAAGCTGACGCTCGTTACCTTGCCATGAACGACATACGCATTGTTGAGAACGAACTGTGTCGAGTTCATCCTTGCGTCGAAGAACTAGATAGTGTAAGACAGTTGATACTGATGGACATGGCCTATAATATGGGGGTCCCCCGCTTGTGTAAATTCAAAAACATGTGGGGTGCAATCTACGATGGTAACTACGAAATAGCATCTATCGAAATGTTGGATTCCAGATGGGCAAAGCAAGTGGGTTCGAGGGCTGTTAAACTTTCGGACGCGATGAGAGCGGGGGAGTTTTAGGGTGGCAAAACCAAAGATGACTATTAG